AATATTATTGCGGATGGCCGATTTTGCCCCTTAGTGTCCCCAAGAGGCTTTTAGTATAAATGGAACACCAAGACACCACATTATAGCACAGAAGTTGAGAGCTCCTCCCAGTGTCCCCTTCCTATATTACAAAAATGCCACGAGCTCCTGGTTCATTTCGCTTAGCAGCCAAAAACATTTTCTTAACATATCCTCAGTGCGACTTATCAAAAGATGAAGCTCTTCAAATGCTTCAAACCCTCTCTTGGTCAGTCGTCAAACCCACATATATCAGAGTCGCACGAGAGGAACATTCAGACGGGTTCCCACACCTTCACTGTCTCCTCCAGCTCTCCGGCAAGTCCAACATCAAGGATGCTAGATTTTTCGACCTCACTCACCCAAGAAGGTCTGCCACTTTTCACCCAAATATCCAGGCTGCCAAAGACACCAACGCCGTCAAGAATTACATCACCAAAGAGGGTGATTATTGTGAATCCGGACAATACAAGGTGCCTGGCGGAACAAAGGCAAATAAGGACGACGTTTACCACAACGCCGTCAATGCACCTGGTGTGGGAGAGGCTCTTGACATTATCAGAGCTGGAGATCCAAAGACGTTCATAGTAAGTTATCATAACATAAAGGCTAACATAGAACGCCTCTTTGTAAAGGCTCCAGAACCGTGGGTTCCTCCTTTTCCCCTCTCCTCTTTCACTAACGTGCCGGACGAGATGCAGGAGTGGGCGGACGATTATTTTGGGAGAGGTTCCGCTGCGCGGCCTGAGAGACCACTAAGTCTCATAGTTGAGGGTGACTCGAGGACAGGGAAGACGATGTGGGCTCGTTCGTTGGGCCCGCATAACTATCTTAGTGGTCATCTCGATTTCAATGCCCGGGTCTACTCAAATCAAGTGGAGTATAACGTCATTGATGACGTCGCACCGCACTATCTAAAGCTTAAGCACTGGAAAGAACTTCTGGGGGCCCAGAAGGACTGGCAGTCAAATTGCAAATACGGCAGACCAGTTCAAATTAAAGGAGGGATCCCATCAATCGTGCTTTGCAATCCAGGTGAGGGTGCCAGCTATAAAGATTTCCTGGACAAAGAGGAAAACTCAGCTCTCAGGAACTGGACGATCAAGAATGCGGTTTTCATCACCCTCCAATCCGCCCTCTATCAAGACAGCACACAGGCAAGCCAAGAAGAGAGCCGTCAGGAGGAGGCGGATTGACCTGGAGTGCGGGTGCTCCATCTACTTTCACATAGGCTGTACCGGGCATGGATTCACGCACAGGGGAACTCATCACTGCACGTCAGGCAGAGAATGGCGTCTATATCTGGGAGATAGAAAATCCCCTCTATTTCAAGATGTACCGAGTAGAGGACCCGATGTACACCAGGACCAGGGTGTACAGCATACAGATACGGTTCAACCACAACCTGAGGAGAGCGTTGCATCTCCACAAAGCTTACCTGAACTTCCAAGTCTGGACGACATCGATGACAGCTTCTGGGTCGACTTATTTAGCTAGATTTAGACACTTAGTGCTCTTGTATTTAGATCGGTTAGGCGTGATTAGTCTTAACAATGTAATCAGAGCTGTTCGATTCGCAACAGACAAAGCGTATGTAAATTATGTACTGGAAAATCATTCAATAAAATTTAAATTTTATTAATTCGTGATCGAATCGTAGAAGTAGATTCGAATCTTAAGCGTTGCATACACAGGATTAGAGGCATGGGTACATGCCATATACAGTAACAAAGCGTTCTCCGTGTGGTTCTCGTATTTGCCAGCCTCTTGGTGATTGTACACCACATGATTGTTGACCTTCCAGAATCTCTGGACTATAGACTGTTCATTGCTGGCATACTGTCCACCTGTCACCTTGCCATAGAACTTGTGCATGACCTGGTAACGATCACGTAGATCGTTCTTCACCGTAGCAGTACTGGGCTCGTTGTCGAACATATTGAACACCTGACCGAAATCCATTGGAGTGCCATACGGTCTACGATCCCTGACCAACCAGAACATAACACTATTCGTGTGGTTCTTGAGCTTGATGTTCTCGTCCATCCAGATCTTACCAAGGATATACACAGACTTAACACAGAAACGCTTACCCACACGATGAGTGATCCCATTACCACGTGTCACGTCCGAGATGCACATGACCTTCCCGACATGTGAGATATCGTGGCGTTGTTCATAGGACTGAACTTTACAAGGCCCTTCACAACCTCTGGGCACATTGGGAGTCCTAATCATCCGGTAGATCCTGGGCTTCCTGTACATGGGCGTGATCACCCATTCAAAGGCCTTGTTTCTTGGCCCACTTCCTGCACGAGGAGAATAGTTAGCATTTCGACTAACCTTTGACGTTCCCGCGATCGAGCGCCATGGGAGATCGCGCTTAGGCATTTTGAGTTAAACACAGTGGGCCAAAGCCTCTTTAATTTATAACGGACCAACAACTTAGGGCCCAAGTTGTTGCAAATATCTAGACTCGTCAGGCGCAATATGATTGGACGATAGCGCGAGTGCAGCGCTTTAAATCAAATTAAAGAGGAAAGTGCACGCGAGGGGCAACTTTAGTTCTAAATTAAAGTTCTGGACACCAAAAATTTCGCGGCCATCCGGT